CTCTTCATTTATAGGAAGATTATTTGAAGTCATATCCATAATACTTTTATTAAAAGATTTAACAGAGATGCCATCTTTGGTAAATTTATTGCCAATGTGAAATCCTATATTACTTTCAAAGTCAGAACCAACAACTATTGCTCTTCTATCTCTTTCTTTAATTTGAGCAGGATGTTTAGACTTTTGCTCGTCTATATAATTATTTGATAAAGTAAATTTTGACATTTTATTTCCTTTTTATTAATTGAGTTAAAAGGAACATATTTCTCTCTTCTTGCCCTATTATTAAATTAATGCCAACTTCAAATTTCCACTCTGATCTGGATTCACCAGGAAATACACTCTTATCAAAACATGCATTATTAAATGTACATCTCCAAGTCTCTTCATTATATGCTTTTTTATGAGTAAGATCCTGCCATTGCAATTGAGAATTATAATAAGGAACCATTATTGTTACAGTTCCATTTTCTTTCAAACATCTTTGAAATTCAGATAAAACTTCAGCAGGATTATTTATATGCTCTAAAAATCCAAATGCTATAAAGCCAGCAATAGACTTATCCGAATATGGCAAAGGTTGACTCTCTGCATCCCATTCTGGATAATCTAAACTTATGCATCCATTAATAGTCTTGTATCCAGAACCAACATTAATTATTGGTCCTTTTGGTGGTTTAGCAAAATCTCTTATTTGCTTTTTGGTTGCTGCAAGAAACCAACTATATAAATCAATCGGCATTTCATATTCAGTTTTATGATTATTCTTCATTTTCTTCTACTCCTTTTTCATATCCTTTTTCAAATTCTTCCTCTGCGATTTTTTCACAGTCATTTGCCCTTTCAATCATTTCTTCAAAGTTGCCTAATACTGTTCCTGTTATATCTAACAGTCTAGCAACCTTAATCCCATCAAGTTCAAGATCATTATTAATAATCCTTAATTGCATAGTTTTAAGTTCTATAGACATTTTTCACCTCTTTCACTGCCAAACAACTTAATCCTAAATTCCTCCAGAGATCAACACACACTTGCCTGTCTTCAAGGACAAACCATATATTTTTATCGGAAAGGTGATTTTTGTATAAATTTTCCTTTGTTAAATGGTCGCTAGATGTGTCGTTTTCAGGTCTCATGTATAAATGGTCACATGGGATATCGTTTAATTCAAGCCATTTCATTGTCATTTCTCTGCAGGATTCGTCCCTTGCAGTCATTACAACTATCTCAGTTTCATCGTCTTTAAGAGCTCTGAGTATATTACAAATGTTTTCTATTGGTGGATCGTTTTCACCTGCTTTATTAAATTCACTGTAAAGTAAATCATTATATAAATGAGCTCTGTGTTCATAATTTGACAATGTCCCGTCAAGGTCTGATATGATTGTCCTCTTCATTTGTTCAGTGCCTTATACATTGATGGTGCTGACCATTCCTTTGGTGTTAAAAAAGGTTTTGCCCAAGGATGCTTTTTAACAACCTCGTCAACCATTAATGTAAACACCTCACGATATTCGCCCTGTGCTCTTGGACTTAATCTGCTCTTTGCCATTTCATGCAAAGTTCTTAAATTAAATTTTGCCACAATGTTTGTATGGATATTTGTTGGCAAAACTCCACGAGCATCTTCAGCATGAACACCCAGCTCTCTTAATTGCTGGTATCGCATATTAATTAATTCCATAGTCTGATCATAAATTAATTTTGCCTTTTCATCTTTGGCTATTTTTTCTGGGACTGAATAACTGAATCCCTGCATATCTACAGTCCTCTGAGATTGCTGAGCATATGATGCTTGACGAGTCCTTACAAACTGATGTGTGAATCCTCTTGTTACATCTCTTATATCAAAAATGTAATCAATAAATTCCCAGGATGATTTTATAGTCTGAAGCATGTAATCAAGTTCTGCTTGTTTTTTATCATCGTCCCAATCTTTTATTTTATCATAAGCATCCTCATCATTCATGAGTCTGGTATTTTTTGTGAACAGTAATAAGTCCACTGCATCGTCTGTGCAAGATATTAATTTAACTTTCATTGTTTTCTCCTTTCTGAGAGTGTATTAATCTTGAGTAATTTGAATCACTCGTTATAAATCTATCGATCATTTTTAGATCACTAATTATGTCATCTAATAATAATTGTCGCCAAGTTGCAAAACGACCAACAGAATAAATGTTATATTTATTTGTCATTTCAAATATAAATTCTTTTCTTAATTTTTCATCAATAGGTTTTATTTTACCATATATCTGTTCTGAATCTTTAAATTCTGATAATTTCCTTGGCATAAAACCAAAGTCATCGTAAAGTGCATTCATTAAATGAGAGCCAATGTATTCGTCTGGCTTTTTTATAAACTCTGATATTATAACATTGCCCATAATAGATATTCTGTAATATGGGACAGTCGGATCAGGGAAATAAATAGTCTGATGAACATTACACTCTGGATCTTCTATTACAGCTTTCTGAGTCCATATTTTCTGAAATTTGAATTCTGGTATATCTTTCCAGCCAACCATTTTCATTAACACTGGCATTGGCATAGTAGATATAAGTGGATATTTTAATTCTTTTTTTACTTTTTTAATAAAATCAAAAGTAATTGTTCTTCCAAACCAAATATCACAATTTTTTGCCATGCTGTGAACAAAATTATTTGGAGCAATATATCTTTGAGCTGGATCTAAATTATCTATTGAACGAGGGAGAATAGAATCTGTGACTTTTTTTGAATACATATTACTCAAAGATATATTTGGACAAGTCACCAATTTATTATCATATTTAATTGCCTTTCTGACTTTTACTTTTTCAAATGGTATTGCTGTTGCTATACCAACATTGTCAGTTCGGAACCTCAGTAACGCACTGTGGTTTATTGGGACTTCTTCTTTTGCCTCCCAGATGCATGGTTTGAACCTTCGCAGCATATTTCCTGCCAGTAGACCTGCCATCCCTGCTCCTATTATTATCATCTTTTTTTCCTTTCTTATTGGCATCCCAATATATTGTTGAATCATATTCTCTTCTATACTTTGCATATTTTATTTTTTCTAAATCAGGAGCTGAAAATGGTTCCTCAATTACAAATGAAGAACCAACTTCATAATTATCCCATTCTGAATCAATCACTGTTATTGCCTTAGAGGAAAGGCTGTTAAATTGATTATCCTTTTGGTGCACAACTCACCTCAACAACCATTGGTACTGGTCTGTTGTTAATTTTCCTACGAGCATGAATTAAAACTGGTCTCAAGTTAACTGCCTTACAATCTTCTATTCCATTTATAACTTCATTCCTGCTCAAAGAGTAGATATTTTTTTCAGTAATTACTTTGGTGTTGGGTATGCCACTGCAAGCAGTAAGCACACCGACAACAACCATTGAGAGAAATATTCTCATATTAACTCCACATTACCTTTGTTAAGATCCCATTGAAGATCAGCAATACGACCACCATCTTTAATGTAGTCTTCAAAAGTTACATTGCTCGGAGAAGCATTAATTAATATCCCCATTGAATGGAAACCATGAGTTGCTTCTCTCCTTGGATTTTTATCAACAAGCAACTTAATAACCTTGCCAGCGAACTTGCCTCTTGGCTTTTTAGGTTTTTCATTATTGGCTGCAGACTTTTCAGCACTGGCTGCGAGCTCTTCGATGCTGTTATAGGTTTCTTTGGAAACGTCAGAAGATTCGAACTTACCATAAAAATCATTTTTAGGAGATGATTCTTGAACAAGTTTAAAAAGTCTTTTTGCTCCTGAAAACTTATCAGCGAATTTTTTAGTTTCAACAGGTGACAACTCATTGAATGCTCTGACTAAAACTTGACCTGTTGTATTTGGGTTTTTGGCAAGCTGTTCTGAAGACCTAAATATTATTGATCCGTTGCCAAGATTTTTTGCCTCTTGCTCAGAAGAAGCAACTACAGTTTTAAAAGTTTTTAAATTTAATACAAAATGTTTCATGTTAATTTTCCTTTCTCAAATAATGTATTTAATTAATCTTATCTCTTTTTTAGAAATAAAAGTAAACAAAAAAAATACAAAAAATTGAATTAATTTCACTTTTCCTTTATTTTCAATTACTTAACTATATGTTAAAACTCTTTAAAGTTCTTGGTCTAACAACAAAAAGGTTTTCTTTTGCTCTTGTTATGGCAACATACCACACTCGATTTTCCTCATCATTACCTAAATTTTTCCAGCTCATTGAATTCATATCTGTCAATAAAACTAAATTATCTGCTTCGCCACCTTTGCTTTGATGGATTGTTGAAATATTTATTCTTGGTTTTTCTGTGAACTTTTCACCATTGCGTAAACAAGATCTTAAATATTCTCTTTCATCTGGTGCTACACCTTTTAGCATTCTCATCCAGTCATACTCTTTTGCAGCATCTGGCAAATTTAAATCTGCTACTGTGTAAGATTCTTTTGATTCTAATTTTACTTTTAAATTTAAAAAATTAATTAAATTTTTTGCATCATGAGGAGTTATTGGTATATCTTTTCTTAATCTTTCCCAAGATGTTATTGCTCTGGTTTCGTCTGACTCTAAAGAACTTTTGTTATTAATTGAATATGCAAAACCTTGTTGACGAACTGCTCTTATCAATCTATTTGTTAAATACTTGCTTCTTGCTAAAAGCATCCATGTTCCTTTTTTTCTGAAATCTATCTCTTGCTCATTAACAACATATTCTACATTACCAGGATTCTCTCTTGGTGACCATTGCTTGGCATATCTATTTTTTATTCTTTGCACAATATCAACTGCAAGTTTATGAACAGTCTTTGGTATTCTAAAAGATTGTGGCAATATTATTCTATCACCTTTTAAATTTAAAAATTTATTTACATCTGCACCTGCCCAACCAAATATTGCTTGGTCGTCATCACCTGCTATATAAACTTCATCAGCAAGGCTCGAAACTTTTATCGCCATTTTATATTGTATAGAGGATAGATCCTGTGCTTCATCAATTATACATATATCAATATCTAGATCACTGTTATATTTATTTAACATGTCAGTGAAATCTAATATGCCATTGTCTCTTTTATATTTTAATAATGCATTGTGATATTGTTTTACAGCATGTAAATTTAGATCTGTTGCATCTGATAATTGATATTGCTGCTCTATTGTTCTTATTCCCATTCTGGCCAGAGACTCTACTCTTGAACATTTATCTCCTAAACCATCGCCAAGACTGAAACCTAAAACTTCATCATAAATGCCTTTAAAATTTATCCCCATTGCCTTACCAAATCTTCGATAATGATTATGAGTCATAACTTCATCTCTTTGTAAACCCAGTTGCTTAAATGCTAAAGAGTGAAGTGTCCTAAAATATGGGAATCTATCTTCATCTAAATTAAATTTTAACATCGCTCTTTCTTGGGCTTCATATGCAGCTTTTCTGGTGAATGCTAAATAGGCAATTCTTTCAGGTTTTATGCCACGTGATATTGCATCTTCAACTATGTTTAAAAGTGTTGTTGTCTTGCCAGTTCCTGGAGGTCCAAGGATTATCTTGACTTTTTTCACTTTGTCCACCAACTATATTTTTTTGCTGGTGGGGGATCTTCACTTTGGAAACTTATTATGCTTTGGCAAGCAACACATTTATAATGGTTATGCTCTTTAATCCATTTCAATCTTACTATACATTTTGGGCACAAAGGTTTTTCTTCTTCAAAAAAGAAACCTGAATTTATTAACTTTCCCAATTGTTCATCTGGATCTTCATCCATTAAAAATCCTCCTCTACAGTTGATGGTATATCTAAATCCTCCTCATCATAGAATTCTGGAGCAGGAACAGACCAAACTTTTACTGCTTTGCCTTTTATCTTAAAAGTTTTTCTGTCACCTCCTAAATTTCTCAGCCAAGACCATATTTGATGCTGGGTTGAATAACGATATCTTCTTGCTTCTAAGTATATAAACAAATCTTCAGATCGAAAATAAACTTTTTGCTCGTCAACATTATGCCATGGTTTCCCATTCATTATTTCATCTTTTTGTCTTGCTTGAACTTTACCAGTTAAGAATGCATCTAATGCTTTTTCAAATTGACCTTGAGGAGAAGCATCGTCAGGATCAATTATAACTTCAACACTTTGTAAGAGTTCGTTTATTCTTTTTTCCCATCTTAAAGCTGGCATCACATTTGGGCATTTATTTAATTTCTCAACACATATTTTCTGCAACTGTTTCTGATCTAATAATTGCTGGGTTGTTACTTCTATTCTTTCACCTTGCATTTCTACATACCATCTTACAGAAGATTTATTTTCAGTTTCGTATTTTGTTATGGCATCAACTTCAATAATTAATCCACCACCACCTATACCACCAACACCATATTCTCTTCTCATACATTTTGGCTTTTCACAGTAATTACATATGGGTGATTGCTTGCATGTATATGCATAATCTTTTTTACTAACTGCTTTTATTAATCCATTGACTTCACTAGATGGTAATGGACTTGAAACATTTTCATAATTAAACTTCATTAAATCTTCTTGCCAATCGTCTGGATTCTTTTTACGATAATAAACACCAACATTAAATAAAGAGTTATTGCGACCACCTTCAGGAAAACCCATCGTCATTATATGCTGAAGACAAGGTGGTCCATCTTTAAACATTTCTGTCAGCTTGGGTTTATAATTTTCCAACTTTTCATGGGTTGTTGTTTTCTTTTCAGCAAATTCAATAAACTCTTTTAAATTTAATTTCTTGCCATTGTGTATTGCATGTCTTTCACTTTTGTCACCATCCCAATAACAAAGGTTTATCCAGTTGCCTCTATCACGTTCATTGGCTCTTGATATTTGCTTGGGGAATATTTCTGCTCCACCATAACCTAATTGAGCAGCAAATTCATTTAACTTGGCAACCATATCGATCGCTGCTATTGCAGGTTTGCAAAATAAATATAAATGAGCACCCCCAGATTTGCTTCTGCAAAGTATTAATGGTGTTTTTCTAATTTTCTTTTCAAGACTTTGCAGTGATTCATTTAATTTTGTTTCACCACGAATGTCAATATCAATAACTCCAAAATTACAAGAGTTATCAAGTTTCAACATTATGATTCCCAGTATATAATCACCACCATTTAGATGGTCTTTAAAATTATTTTCTGTTGCTGGTTCACTAACTGTTACAGCACGACCAGACATTTTACCATCTGCTTCCTGCTTTTTAACTCTGTATTGTCCATGGGCAAGTTCGTAACCATGAAACAAATTCATAAATCTTTTAATCATTTTTATTCCTTTATTAGTGGTACAACTTGAGATTATAAATTGCGAAAGGAAACTCCCAAGTTGTACCTTTCCCTAATTGCCCGAGATCAATTAGGAAACTCTACATAGTATCATTATCTTGTTCATCTGGTTTAACATTTACTTCACCAGATGCAACTTTAGACTTAAAGTCTCTTGCAGCCAAGTAGATGTCAGATCCACTTTTAAGATTATCGATAATGCCACCAGATTGAGCATCGTAAATTATTTCGATGTTCCAACCAAACCAAGTTCCCTCATCATTCTTCTGTGGAACAGTAGTCAATTTGTAGGCAGTCCAGAACATGGCTGGGTTCATAACACCTTTGCCATCTGGTCTTTGGATTTGGAGTCTATTAATCATAGAATTCCATTGCTTCGCCTTTTTCAATTGAGACGATGCCATTGAAATTAATGCAGGTGAATAAGATTCCTCATCAATAACAAAAACCATATACTCAGCAGTTGGGACTATTTCATTCCCTTCGTCAGTAATATACTTGCCTTTTTTATCTTGAGTGCAAGTTGTTAGACAAAAAGGATCATTGCCATGATCTTTACCAAATCCTCCTCTGTCTGCTTTCCATTCTATATGGGTTCTACGATAACTGATTGGCACAACTGTTATGCCTTTCTCACCATCTACTGTTGTATTTGATACAGTATCTAGGATGTGTCCTGCTTCAGCACCTTTGACATAAGAAGGATCTGCTTTCATTGCCTTTGGTGATTGTGCTTGAAGAATATTCAAGCGAGGAATCATCATATCGTCTTGAGTCATGTTTTCAGATGCTGACCCTGCATCTTGTAGTAATAAATTTTTATCGAAAGCCACTACATTGCTTTCTTCTTTTTTCTTTACTTCATTGGCCATGTTTATCTCCTTATTTTGGCTCTGCGACCTGTGTAAGTTTTAAACAGATCGTGTGGGATTGTTTTCCCTTCTGAAATGCGTTCTTTTACAAATGCATTTAATTGTGCAGGATGCACACCAATTGCTCTTTTGTAGAAAAGTTTGCGATCTCTTAATTCTTCAGCAAAAGTATCGCAGTCTTTGTCTTCAGATCGTCCAAATTGAACTAAAACACTGTTCTTAATTAAATCACCTGCACCATTGGCACGCAACCAATCAAAACAATGTTGCTGACGCATTTCTAATTCCATTCGTTCATGACCATCAGCTCTTTCTATCGAGCCAGTGGATGGAACAGAAGCAGAGACAATATCATCAACCTTAATCTTTGCACCATTGGTCAAAGTAAAGTCTTTGATATTCAGTTCTTGCATTAAATCAGGCAAGGACTGTTCAGCCAACTTTGTAAGATCCTGCTTTTTTTGCTTCAATGATTCCTCAGTCTGTATAATTTCAGTTTGTAAATCATACATCTGTTGAGCCATGTCCGCAATCGCACCTAATTCATTTGACGCAGGTGCCACGTCATCAAGCAGATTTATACTCATTTTGTTTAACCTTTCTGAGTTCTAAGGCGACTGGCATATACCAACCTTTTCGTCTATCCCTTTCGCCTTCTTCCATATTGCGTTCCCATCTGAGAACACGCACAAATGGAGACATCTCAGCTGCAATCATGCAAACAATCATAACAGCTATTGGATCTCCACCTCCTGGCCAGAGTAAATAATCCTCTGGACTGAAGTTCTTTAATATTCTTTTTGCCTTTTGAATAGATGGTCCAGGGAGGAACTGTGGCTTTTCATTTGGTTCAAATATAATTTCAATTGTACCATAACGAGCAGCATCAGTTAAATCTGGTGTCCAACCAAATTTATTCTTTACTGGTCTATTCACGACATATACTTTTGGCATTGTTTATCCTTTCTTAAAACTTATCTATATACTATAAACCTTTTTTTATAAATTAGTAAAGTTTTTAATATATATAGAGTGGAGAATCCGAGAACAACAATTGCTTAATAAAATTAGAGAAATACTGGTAACTCTGGTAACTTTCCTTAATTTATTAATTAAAAACAATATTTTATGAAATGTAACCAAAGTAAATTATTAGGAGAAACGTATATCCAGTGTTTGGTAACTTTTTTTCTAAGTCATTGTTTTTGTTGAATTCTTTTTTCTTTACTTATTGATAAAAAAGAGATAAGATCTCTATATTAATTGAGAAAGGAAACAAAATGATTACATTATTTACTATAAAAGTTAAAGATACTATTACTTGCAGGAAGTCAGGCAACTCTGCTGACTCTGAAAGTTATGTTAAAAAATTTAATGAGGACAGAAATCGTCTCGAGATGACTTGTTCTCCTAAAACTTTTTATAACTCTAGAAAAGAAGCATGGGAAGCAGTTGAAGATTTACCTGTTGGTTACAATGGTTCTGAGTTTACAAATAAATATTCTTATAGCATCGAGTCAGTCACATATAAATATGCCAATCACATTGGTTGGTCAGATGTTAATCCTTATGAGATTGTAAAAGTTATTTCTGATAAAACTATTGAGATCAGATTAATGGATTCAAAAAAATTACCTTGGAAAGCTGAATGGGTTGAAGGTGGTTTTGCTGGTCATTGTACAAATCAAAGGGATCAAAAATGGGATATTGTTTCAGACTATGATGCTCCTACAGTTAGAGCAAGATTAAGAAAAGATGGTTATTACCATTCTTCTCATGGCAAGCATCTTCTAGGAGAAGAGCCAAGAAAATTTTACGATTATAATTTTTAATTAATTGGGGGGAATAAATCCCCCCAGCATTTGAGAAAGGAGATATTATGTCAGGTGCGACAGCAAAACAGTTCCAAGAGTGGGAACAAAGAGCAAAGAAATGCTCAATCGATGAGTTGGTTTTTATTTGTAAGGATTGTGGGGAGGCAGAGCTCGCAATGAGAGGTTGGAATCCTGAGAAGGAAAATTACTATGCCGATCAGAGAATGACATACTCTGCTGAACTTACAAAGAGGAGGAAGAAATGCAAATAGATTTTGATAAGTCTGAAATGTTAGCTTTGGCATGTGTATTAGAGTGTCACTATGATAGGATCATGTGGGAGTATGGTGAGTGTTTTACTACAGAAGAACACAAAGAGTTTAAAGGAGTGGTCTTGAAAATAGAGAAGACTCTGAAGAAGCATGGTGTAAAAAAAGATTGGAAATCTAATAAAAGGTTTATAAAAGAAATTAAAAAACTTTGGAGTGTAGAATAATGATGATTAAAACATTTGGAATAATTTTAATTATTTGTTTAAGTTTTATTTTCACAATTATGATTTTTGAATTTATGGTTGGTTGTGGAGAGAGGACTTATTTTGAAGATGGACATTGGTTGACGAATGAATGTTTATTCATTCCACATGATCAAATTAGTGGTAGATGGAAATAACTTTACTTTCTGGTCAGAAAGTAAGATAAAGATAAAGTATTTTCCTCCCAGAGAATAAAAACTAGAAGCCAGATCTTTCTGGCTTTCTTTTTTTGTTTAAATAAGTTATACAGATAAAAGACAGTTCACCACTGAAAACAAAGGTTATAGGAGAAGAATATATGGCTTCAGAGAAAAACAAAAAGATAACAGTCAAAAGACCTGTTAAAGATGGTCCTCCTGTCAATGTTGAAAAGTTTGATGGAAAGTTTAAATCTGTTGAACCTATGAAGAATCAAAAGCCATCAAGGACAAGACCAAATAGATATAAATGGAATCATCATGCAACAATTAACTGGATTATGGGTCAGGCAGATCCTGTAGGTTTTTTGGCCAGTGTTATGAATGGCAAAGAGATTTTCCCTGTTTATTCAGAGTCAGATGGCGAAATACAAAGCATTGGTAAAATAGGTGCAGACCCAGAATTAAGAGTTATGGCTGCAAAAACACTTTTGGGAAAATGTGTACCAGATTTAAAAGCTGTTGAAGTTACAGCTCAAATAGAAGAAAGAAAGGTGCTAGACATTAGCAGATTAACAGATAATGACCTCAATACAATTGAAAGAGTTCTTGAACACTCTGTCATTGAAGGAAATCAAGGCAGAGAAGATGAAGAGATCATTGAAGACATTCATCAAGGAGAGCTGGCAAGCAATTGAGCCAGGACGAGACTTCTATGATAATTGGCACATTGATGCAATAGCAGATCATTTGCAAGCTGTTGTTGAAGGGAAAATTCGTCGATTAATTATTAATATTCCTCCTCGACATATGAAATCAATTGCAGTGGCAGTTGCTCTTCCTGCTTGGACTTGGACAATACAGCCACAGAAAAGATTTCTATTTGCATCTTATGCAGGTTCACTCTCTATAAGAGACTCAGTTAAATGCAGAAGATTAATTGACAGTTCTTGGTATAAAAATCATTTTGGAGAAACTTTTAAATTAACAGGTGATCAGAATCAAAAGCAAAGATTTGAAAATGATAAAACAGGATACAGAATAGCAACATCAGTTGATGGAGCTTTGACTGGGGAAGGTGGAGACATAATTGTTATTGATGATCCTCATAACGTCAGGGAAGCAGAGTCCAGTGCAGTAAGAGAAGGTGTTCTTGAATGGTGGGATCAAGCAATGCAAACCAGACTCAATGATCCAAAGACTGGAGCTTTTGTTTTAATAATGCAAAGAGTTCACGAGAAAGATTTGACAGGACATATATTAGCAAACAATAATGACTGGGATCATTTATGTATTCCTGCGAGATATGAGGTTGGTCACCCAACACCATCCAATTCTTCACTTTTCTTTACAGACCCAAGAACAAAAGAGGATGAGCTTCTTTGGCCAGAAAGAATAGATAAAAAGACTCTTGATAATTTAGAAAAAAGTCTTGGCACATATGCATCAGCAGGACAATTACAACAAAGACCAATGCCAAAAGGTGGAGGAATATTAAGAGCAGAATGGTGGGTGCCATGGGAGAAAGAAGATTTACCAGAGGTTGAATATATTATTCAGTCATGGGACACTGCCTTCAGCACAAAAGAGAAATCTTCTTATTCAGCTAGAACAACTTGGGGAGTCTTTAGGAAAAATGGTCAGGTAAATGCTATTGCTTTGGATATGTGGTATGACAGAGTGACATATCCAGAGTTAAGAAAGATTGCTCAAGAATCTTATCACGATTATGAACCAGACGCAGTCCTCATAGAAAAGAAGGCATCTGGCCAAAGTTTATTGCAAGATTTACGAATGGCAGGAATTCCTGTTCTTGAATATATGCCTGACAGAGACAAAGAAGCAAGAGCACATGCCAGTAGTGCATTATTAGAAGATGGACGAATTTACTTTCCTTCTAAACGAAAATGGGCTAAAAACTTAATAGACATTTGTGCTGCATTTCCTGCTGGGGAGAATGATGATATTGTTGACACTTGCACTCAGGCATGGTTAAGACTTCGCAAAGGTTGGTTTGTTACTCATTCTTCTGATTATGATGAGGATGAAATACATACAAAAGAGAGGATGATTTTATATGGCTAGAACACCAATTAACATTCAAGCTGAAGAACCAATGTTTGCTGATGGTGAACCTGGAGATAATTTACAAATTGAAAATGTCGGTGATGATGTTCTTATTGGTGATCCTGAGAAAGATGTAATCGAAGAAGATTCCCAGTTTGATGAAAACCTTGCTGAAGTTATAGATGAGAAAGAACTAATGCAAAAAGCTGATATGTTGATTCGTGATTATGAGAATGACAAGTCAGCAAGATCAGAATGGGAACAAAGATATAAAGAAGGTCTTCAAACATTAGATCCAGATGGTGGTCTTGAAGAGTCTGAAGATCAGAGAGCAACAAGAGGATTGAGCACAGTTGTTCATCCATTAATTTCTGAAGCAGCGACACAATTCAATGCGAAAGCAATCGCTGAACTTTATCCATCTGGTGGTCCAGTTAAAACAGTTATTGTTGGCGAACCAAATGAAGAGCTGGAAGATCAAGGTCGCAGAGTTCGTGATTTTATGAATTATCAGATCACCCAACAGATGCCAGAATATTTCCCTGATCTTGATCAGATGTTATTTCACCTTCCACTTATTGGTCAGGCATTTAAGAAGATCTGGTGGGATCCAGATTTAAATAGACAAAAATCAATATTTGTAAAGGCAGAAGATTTCATCGTTTCT